CTCGGGTCATGTTTCCCAGTCACGATCCGGGGGGGAGAAGTGGCTGGCCCGGGCAGAGGCAGAGCTAGAGCGATGCGGTTACTACGAAGATGACCATATTGCTGTGGCGGAGGTGAACTACACCGACATGCCCCAGAGCTGGTTCCTTGCCTCGGGCCTTGAGACCGAGCGCCAGGACGACTGGAAGAACATGACCCGAGCCATGTATGACCACAAGTGGCACGGGAAGTACCTCGAGGCGGTCGAGAACGCAATCATCCAGCCCGAGTGGTTCGATGCCTGCGTTGATGCTCACGTCAAACTTGGGTTCAAGCCTCAAGGTCAAGAGCGCTTCGTCTACGACCCGGCGGACTCTGGCGACGCCAAGGCATACGCCTACAGCGTTGGCTCGGTGATTCTCGAGGCAGATCAGACCAATGCGGGGTCAGTCGATACCGCAACAGATTGGGCAACGACCCGGGCCGGCGAGCTGAAGCCGGACGTGTTTATCTGGGATGTCGGCGGGATGGGCATGGGCCTGAAGCGCCAGATCACGGACGCATTCAAGGGCCGGAAGATCGCCATTGAGGCCTTCAACGGCTCGAGCGGGCCAGATAATCCGCATGAGCTTTACCTGGGTGCTGGCGAGGTCGATAAGGCAAAGAGCAACGCCGAGACGTTCGCCAACCTGCGGGCTCAGCGGTACGTGATCCTTGCTGACCGTATGCGCCGGACATACCAAGCCGTTGAGCACGGCGAATACCACAATCCCGAAGAGCTGATCAGCTTCAGCTCGAGCATCAAGTGCATTCAACAGCTCAAGTCAGAGCTTTGCCGGATACCGCGCAAGTACGTGCCGTCTGGGAAGGTCCAGATACTGAGCAAGCCTGAGATGAAGGCGCTGAAGATCAAATCCCCGAACCTTGCTGACTGCGTGATGATGGGCGCTGACGCCATTCGTCCCAGCAATGAGGTTCCGATAGAGATGCCCACAACGAGGGCCGTATGGCGATGACCGAAACCGAACAGAGTCTTCTGGATTCCTTCAAGCTCGATGCTGAGCATGACTGGGATATTCAGGAAGACCAGCGCGACCGTGCTGACGAAGACTCCCGCTTTGTAACTGTGCCTGGTGCGCAGTGGGAGAACTTCCTTGAAGAGGTATTCGGGGATGATGAGCGCCCGCGATTCCAGTACGACAAGCTCTCCGGAGCCGTGAAGCGGTTCACTGCTGAGTGGACGATGAACCGGGCAACGGTATCGTTCCGGCCCGATGATGGCCGCAAGTCTGAGCGTGAAGCTGACCTGCTGGATGGTCTGTGGCGCCGTGACATCCGCCGTAATGACGGTCAGGAAGCGATTGATAACGCGGTTGAAGAGGCTGCGCGTTGTGGCTTTGGTGCGTTCCGCATCGCCACTGACTGGCTGGACGAAGAGAAGAAGCACCAGAAGATTTACGTAGACCCGATTTACGGTGCCGCCACCTGTGTGCTGTGGGACTCGAACGCCCGCCGCAAGAACAAGTGTGACGCCACCCGCTGTACGCTGATCCACGAGTATTCCCGCGACTCATTCAAGCGGAAGTATCCCAAGGCGCAAGAGTCGTCGGTCTATCACTCTGACCGCCGTGACTCTGACTTCGCATGGGCTACACGCGATTCGGTATTCGTGGCTGAGCGTTACTGGGTAGAAGAGAAGGTCGAGAAAGCCTGCAAGTACATCAACCCGGTGTCGATGCAGGAAGAGCTGTACTGGCTCGAAGACATCGAGCTGGTGCTGGATGAAATGGACGCGATGGGCTTCCTCAAGGTGGAAGACCTGGAGATTGAGCGCCGTCGCGTCTACAAGCGTCTGTACAACGGCGTGGAGTTCCTGACCAAGAAGCAGGAGGTCCCGGGCCGTTACATCCCGATCATCCCCGTCTATGCCTACTGGGCCTACGTGGACGGGATGGAGCGCTACGCCGGTATCGTTACGTTCCTGAAAGACCCGCAGCGTCTGTTCAACCTTCAGGTCAGCCGGATGGCAGAGACAGCGGCCAGCTCCCCGAGGGAGACGCCGATCTTTGCGCCTGAGCAGGTCAACGACTCGAAAGGCATCATCAAGGCGCTGCTTGAGCGGGCACAGCATAAAGACCTGCCGTATGTCCTGCTGAACCCGCTGAAGGACTCGCAGGGCAACATCATCCACAGCGGCCCGCTTGACTATCTGCGTCGCCCGACGATGGACCAGAACAGCGCGGGCCTGCTTGAGCTGACCGGAAACTTCCTGCAACAGGAAACCGGTGGCGCACCGCAGGACGTGCTTGATCCTGATGGATCGGGCAAGGCGATTCTCGCTCAGGCTGCGCGGATTGACCTGAACACGCAGCCGATCATGGATAGCGTGAAGTCAGCCCTTCGTCATGCCGGTGAGGTGTACCGCTGGATTGCGTCTGACGTGTATTCAGAGCCCCGCACTGTGACGGCTCTGGGTATTGATGGCGGTGAGTATGAGGCCCGCCTGTTCGATACCGTCATGGATCAGGAAACGGGCCGTCCGGTGCAGGTGAATGACCTGACGCGGGGTCGGTTTGAGGTCGTGGTCGATACTGGCCCGGGCTACCAGTCCAAGCGTCAGGAAACCGTTGCCAATCTTAAAGACATCTTGCAGGGCGTCTCTGGCAATCCTGAGACCGCTCAGTACGTCCCTGTCCTCATGGCAATGCTGATCGAGAACATCGACGGCGTGGGCCTTGAGCCGCTGAAGAAATACAACTCCCGCATCATGCTCCAGATGGGCCTGCGCGAACCCGAGGACGAAGAGGAAGAGGCAATGCTTGCTCAGATGCAGCAGGCAGCGGCAAATCAGCCTCCGTCACCCACGGACCTGCTGATGCAGGCCACCGCGAAGAAGGAATCAGCACAAGGCGACAACTATCTGGCAGACGCCGCCCTGAAGCAGACCGAGGCCATGCGCAACATGGCAGACGCTCGCTTGAAGGAGGCGCAGACCGTGGACGAACTGGCGCAGGCAAGGCAGCGACGATCCGAAAGGCCGCTGCTTAGAGCGCAGTAACAGCAAAGAGCAAACAGAACCCGCTTCGGCGGGTTTTTTTATGCCTGTCCCCTGGGCTTTCAGGGAGATTTGATCGTTACCAACGAGGTAAAAAATGGGTACTGAGGCGATAGAACCAGAAGACACCGAACTGCTTGACGAGCCGCAGGTTCTGGACGACGAGCCGGAACCGGATGATGACGAGCCTAACGAGCCCGATGATCAGCCGGAGCCAGACGACGAACCGAACCCAGACGATGACGATGGCGAGGATGTTGTTCTTCATGCGGATGACGCCGACACCGCGAAAACCGAGGAAGCGCAGAAGCCGAAAGGCCCCGGGCGCCGTGCTCGCAAGCTGTTGCAGCGAATCGAGCAGGTGCAATCGGAGCTGACTGGCAAGGATGAGGAAAACCAACTGCTGCGCATGCAGCTTGAAACTCTCTCCAAAAAGCAGCAACAGGACACGCAGCGGCCCAAGCCGCCGACGCTTGCCGACGCTGGTTATGACGAAGCGGTACACGCTGACGCCATGATCAAGTGGGCAGCGGAGAACGCATTGCCGTCTGTCGTGACCCAGCAGCTCACGGAGAACGAGAAGAAGCAGCAGGCAGCCCATCAGAAGCAGGCACGCGAAAACGCGCTGGAAAGCCACTACCAACGTGCCGACAACCTGAAGGTCAGCGACTACGACGCCGCCGAAGATAAAGCCACGGCGGTGCTTGGACGTGATCTTGTGGCGGATATTGCAGCGACGGCGGAAGACTCGCATCTCGTCCTGTACTACCTCGGCAAGAACCCGGCCAAGGCGGAAGAGCTGAAGCGCATCTTTGACGAAAAGGGCCCAGCCCTTGGCACCTACGAACTCGGAAAAATCGCAGCGGGCCTGAAAGTCACGTCCGCCCCCAAAAAATCCACCCCTGATCCCGACAAACCCGTAGATGGCGCAGGCCCGTCTGGCGGCACTTGGCAACAACGCTTGGAGAAAGCACGCGCCAAGGCCGACAAGACAGGCGATTTGACTGATGTCGTGCGCCTCAAGAAGGAAGCTCGGGCCGCTGGGGTAAATCTCTGAGGTAAAACACTATGGCTGGTTCATTCGGTCGTGAAGTAAAAATCATGTTCGAGGACGTTATCGAGAACTTCGATAAAGACCTCGCCCTTTCCACAAACTGCTCGCAATTCACTCCAGGTGCAAAGGATATGCAGCGCCAGGGTGACGTGTTCTGGCGTCCGGCTCCGATGATCTCCACCACTACGGACGGCCTGGCGCTGGTTGACGGCGACTTTGACGACCTGCTTGGCCTGCAAGTGCCCGGCACCCTGTCGCACATCAAGAACGTGCCGATTCAACTGGACGCGAAAGAGCTGCGTGATGAGTTCTACCGCAAGCAGAAGGCGAAGTCTGCCCGGCAGGC